AAAGTGGAGCCGGTTTCACAAATAATGTAACATCATTCGAAGTAATTACTTACGACCCTGTAGCTTTTAGTGGCACTGTTGATTTTTCAACGACAACTTATACTGGTGCTTCATTGACAGAATATGAAGATATGGTATTGGCTGTGATTAGGAGTCGTGGAAACTCACGAGAAAGAATTGATTTACCCCCTGAAACAACATTTCTCACCGATAATCTTAGCATACAAAATAATATCACAACAGGAAGCACTAATCCGACTGGTGATATTTATGCGACTTTTGATTTAGTTGCTTCAAGTACTGCAACCACTTCAACATATAAAGTATCTCTAAATCCCAATGACAGTAATTTTTTACCAAATGTGATTGGTTATGAACCAAAAGATAAAAATACAATGATTTGGGTTGAGGCGATATATCCTGACCTCATTAAAAAACTTGATGAAGACGGAATTGCTTATGGGGTAAATTCTGTGATGGTTACAGGTGGAACTCCTACTGGTACTGACGTGTTTTCTGATTATAAAACCGGTTTTAAAACTCCTGAAACTCCTTGGGTTGTATCTCAGTTGAGAGGTAATAGTGTTGATAGACTTTTCAAATTTATTAGTATTTCTGATGGTGATGCAGCAAATCAAGAAATTAAAATCAGTATAGTAAACATTGACCCATTTTCAGGTCAATTTGATGTTGTAATACGTAGTTTCTACGACACCGATGCAAATCCTGTTGTTCTTGAGACTTTCACTAAAAATACGATGGTTAAAGGGTCATCAAATTATATTGGACAACGAATTGGGACAAGTGATGGAGAATATACTCTTTTAAGTAATTATGTGATGGTTGAAATGGCAGAAGATATACCTCTTGATGTATTTCCAGCAGGTTTTGAAGGTTATATGTTCCGAAATTATGATAGTGATATTACTGAAGACGGAACGGCTCTTACACCAGAGATATTCTATAAACAAACTTATCTGAACACTGATAAAGTAAACAAAACCTATTTAGGGGTTTCAGAACTCGGATACACTGGTGACGGAATTAATCCAGATATGTATAATTTTAATAATTGGTACGATGGGCAGACACCTGCAAGTGCATATACAAAAACTAAGGGTTTTCATATGGATAGTGGTGCTACAATCATTACGGGTGCAACCGAATTTAAAGTTGGTGCTGGTAATTTTAGTACTTGGCAGCAGGTTGACCAAACAACGAACCCATATAATGATATTAGAACAAGAAAATTTACATTAGTACCTGCTGGTGGGTTTGATGGATGGGATGTATATCGAAGAATACGTTCATATGGGGATGGTTTTCAGTCTGGTGGTATTTATGATGGTGTTGAAATTGGTGAACCATCATTAACCGATTTCGCTGCATGGGAAATGGCTATAGACACATTTGCAAATCCCGAAAACATTACAATAAATCTCTTCGCAACACCGGGCATTAATTGGGAAGGACAAACTCAGTTAGTTCAAAACACTATTGATATGATTGAACAACAAAGAACCGATACATTATACATAATCGATTCACCCCAATTATCAATACCACAAACAGTTGGTGATGAAGGAAAGGCAGATGTGGATGCAAGTAGAGATATTGTTAGATTTTTAGAGGACGCTGAAATCGACAGTAGCTACAGTTGTACTTATTATCCTTGGATTCAAATCAGGGATACTCAGAATAACGTCAACATCTATATCCCACCAACTGGTGAAGTGGTAAGAGCGATGGCGTTCACCGACAACACGAGCTTCCCTTGGTTTGCTCCTGCTGGTCTTAATCGTGGCGTGACAAACGCAATTAAGTCACAGTACAAACTCAGTCTGGAAGCCAGAGATATTCTTTACGAAGGCAGAGTTAACCCAATGGCTGACTTCGCTGATGCGGGAACTGCTATTTTCGGACAGAAAACACTTCAGGTTAGAGAAAGTGCTCTCGACAGAATCAATGTTCGTAGATTACTACTTCAAATCAAGGTTCTTATTGCTAATATCGCAGTACGTCTTGTATTCGAACAGAATGACCAAGTAACAATTGATTCGTTCCTAAATAAAGCTAATCCAATTCTTGATAGTATCAAGAGGGAAAGAGGTTTAACCGATTTCCGTATTAAGATGGATAACAGCAATAATACCCCAGAAACTCGTGACAGAAACGAGTTATTTGGTGAAATATTCCTGAAACCAACACGTGCTGTTGAATTCATTGGAATTACATTTACAATTACTCCTTCAGGTGCATCATTTGACGATGTTGGTGCATAATGTGATTTTTTTAAGACAGGAAACCCGCTAATTAGGCGGGTTTTCTTTTTTCCAGTATTTATGTGAAAATAATTAAATAAAAATCATATATCATGGCAAGAAGAAAATCGAAATCGGCACTGAATCAAATGAAGGTCGTGGTGAATCAAGAGGATATTGAAAAAGTAGAAGAACTACATGACATCGATTTAGTTGAAGAAGTCAAAGAAATGGCAGCAGAAGAATACGGAGTTTCCGAAGTCGAAGTAGTTGTTGAATCGAAAAAAGAGCCACAGGAAATCAGTTTGAAGGTCAGTGGAGAAAAACTTTCCGAGGTTCTTGAAAAGAAAGCAGTTCCTGAAGAACCAAAAGAAGAGGTTGTTGAAGAAAAAGTAGATGAAACCCCACGCCCTGCTGGTCTTAGAAGTTTGGATTATGACGTGAAGAAGCGTTTGACACATCGAGAATTGAGGTTATATCAAAGAACAGGTATTCTGCCGAAATAAATTCTTGTTTTTATTCGGTGTAGTTTTCAAATCACTGAGTATTTATTATAAAACGTAAAAAATAAGCAGAAAATTAATAATCAAATAAAATGGCAGCAGAAGAAACAATGATAAGAACGATGCCGTTCGAATACGAACCAAAACGTGTTAACCGATTTTTCGCAGTATTTGACGACTCATTAGGAATTCAGGTTTGGAAAGTCCAGAAGTTCAAGAGACCTTCGATGAAAATCAATAGTGTGCCTATTCAGTACATGAACGAACAAAACTATGTTGCTGGTAGATATACGTGGGATGCAATGAGTGTTACATTCCTTGACCCGATAGGTCCAAGTACTTCTCAGCAACTTATGGAATGGGTTCGTCTACACGCAGAATCACTTACTGGTCGTATGGGTTATGCAGCAGGTTACAAGAAAGACATTACGCTCAAATCGCTTGACCCAACAGGTGTCGAGGTCGAGAAATGGTTCTTGGAGCAGTGCATGATTACAAGTATTGATTTTGGTGATAACGACTATACAAATGATGAACTGACGAATATCACTTTGGAAATCCAGCCTTGGAGATGTATTCTTAACTTATAAGAGATACAGAAAAACTTTACAAAGCCACTCGATTCGGGTGGCTTTTTTTATGCTGCTAATTCCGAAATACGGTCTGCCATTATCATTTTAACATAGAACTCCCTGTCTTTGGTTTTCATTATCTCGTAGTTGTCATTGTTGTGACTAAACCAAACGATATAGGAGTCACCGAGTTTGATTCCTGTGTTTTTTTCAATAATATGTTTATACATAGCCAATTGCAAACTGTAGATTTCCATGTCATTATCGGGAATGCCAGATAATATACCACTTAATCTATCATTTCGACCAGCAATAGTATTTTTATTTTCTGTTTCATTACCGTCTGCATCTTTTTGTTCCTCAGTAAATTTCTTATTGGTCTTCCAGTCCCAGATTTGAAACTGCTTCTTTCTAACATTATAGAATAACATGTCAAGCATTCCACCAATTAATGATTCCCTGTCATACACAATCATTTCAGTTCTTATCGGAATCAATTTACCCTGTACGTCCTTGTAGAATTTATCAACGTGTTTTTTACTGATTTTATATTCTTCAATAATGGGGTCAAACCCAAATTCGTTGAGAATCTGTTGTTCGGGGTACGGAAAAACTTTATTTAGAAACAGGTTTTCGGCATAGTCATGAACGATGCTGCCTTTCATTGTGCCTTTTTTATTAATGAATTCCCATGCACGTAAAACCTCTCTTTGCGAAAGAACGTATTCCTCGGCTTTGTATCGTGACCAATAATCTTCTTGAAATTCTTCTTGATACCGATGTAAAATCGTGGTAACACTTATTAACTGCTGCTCACCCAAATAATATTTGTGTGGTTCATCGTAATAAGTTACCTCATTGAAGGTAGTATATAATTCGTCTGGGACATTAATCATTGCAGCAAATATACGAAAATTTTAGTTCGTTACAATGTTTCTTTGCAGAATCTGTTCAAATTGTAGTTCTTCGAGTTTCTTAATGACAGCATCTTTATCGGGTTCAACCGCAGAATAACCATGAATATGATTAATCAGTGCCACTCTAATAACCTCTAAGGCTTCCACAAGGACATCTGCACGTGCAAGTGGATGTCCTGTTTCGAATATTCTTGTCCTGTCCTCTGTGGTCAGTCTTGCTGCCTTAAAACGAGGATTTCCTTCATGAGTTATTAAAGCCAGTTTATCGGCTTGTATTATGGTGTTACTATAATAATTTCCATCATTACCTTCAAGGGGTTCGAAAACCATGTCAATTGTTGCGGGATTCTCGGTATTGAGTTTCAGTACATCACCATTTTCATGTTTACCTGCTCTGAGAAGAACTTGATTGGGTTTTAGTAAGACATCAGTATTG